AGCTTCCAGTGTCTTGGTCTGCTTGCCTAGCACTTCGCTCTACGTTTCGTGATGACCTAGTCCTTGGTGAGAACCTAAAGGCTTGGGCAGCAAATGAACGTGCCACTCGTATTGACCCAGCTAACGCTTTGCGTGAAGTAGAGGTCCTTCCAGATGGCGAAGGTGACGAGGACTTGTTCCCTCACCAGCGTGCTGGTGTAAAGTTTCTCGCAACTGCTAAGCGTGCGTTGCTTGCTGACGAGCCTGGTCTTGGTAAAACTGCTCAGGCTATCCGTGCAATCAAAAAGATTCAGGATGATGGTGGAGAAGCTTTCCCTGCCCTAATTGTCTGCCCTAATACCCTTAAGAAGAACTGGAAGCGCGAGTTCGATAAGTGGTGGCCTGGATTGAAAATTCAGGTTATTGCTGGAACTGCCACTCAGCGACGTAAGCAGTTCGAAGAAGAGAACGTAGATGTCTACGTTGTCAACTGGGAATCGCTTCGCACCCACTCACGCCTCGCTCCTTATGGCTCTGTTGCCTTGGCACGTTGTGTTGAATGTAAGGGACATGATGACCGAGTTACGTCTGGTCGCTGTGAAGTTCATGAGCGTGAGCTAAACCGTATTGACTTCAAGGCTGTTGTAGCCGACGAGATTCACCGCTCGAAGGACCCGAAGTCTAAGCAGACTCGTGCTCTTTGGGCAGCTACTGGAAATGCTGAAGTTCGCTTTGCCCTCACTGGTACCCCCGTTGCTAACAACGTCCTCGACCTCTGGGCAATTCTTCACTGGCTTAGTCCTGCTGACTGGCCTTCAAAGACTCGTTGGATTGACCGTATGGTTAACACAATGCTGAATGCTTTTGGTGGAATGATGGTTCTCGGCGTGAAGCCTCACATGGAGGCAGAGTTCCATGCAACACTGAACCCTCACATGCGTCGCATGCTTAAGGCTCGTGTACTCCCTTGGCTACCAGAGATGATGTTCGAGCGTCGCGATATTGAGATGTCAACTAAGCAAGCAAAAGCTTACAAAGACATGCGAGATAACATGATTGCAGAACTTGAGAGTGGAGATGTTATGTCTGCTCCTAGTGTTCTTACTCAGACCACTCGTCTACATCAGTTTGCTAGTTCATTCGTTGAGAGCACTCTTGATGAGACAACTGGTGAGGTCAAATATACTTTGTCAGAGCCCTCTTGTAAGGTTGATGCTGTGATGGACGATATCAAGAACGGTGACTTTGGCGACGATTCAGTCGCAGTCTGCGCCGTATCTCGTCAGCTCATTGAGCTGCTGAGTGCACGCATGACTAAAGAAGGAATTGCTCATGGTCTAATCACTGGTGCTCAGTCTGAAGAAGAACGTCAGAAGTCTATTGACGACTTCCAGTTTGGTAAAACCAAATGGGTTCTGTTCACTGCTCAGGCTGGTGGAGTTGGTGTGACCTTGACCGCTGGTCGTCGTCTAATCATGCTTCAGCGTCCTTGGTCACTTGTTGACCACAAACAGGCACTGGACCGTATCCACCGCATTGGGTCTGAGATTCACGACTCGGTTATCATCATGGACTATGTCACTGAGGGAACTATCGAAGAGCGTGTACTCCAGGTCCTCGAATCTAAGGCTGAGAACTTTGAGCAGATTGTCCACGACAAGGCTCGACTTCTCGACTTGCTAAAAGAAGATAAGGCTGGTAAGTTGTAATTATGAACGACGAAACTACTACACAAGAGGTACGTCCATACCGACTCTCAAACTCTGAGATTCAGGTATTCAAGGACTGCCGACGCAAATGGTATCTAAACTACTACCGACGTTTGATGCCACGCAAGAAGGACTACACAGGTGCTCTTGCTCTAGGCTCTCGTGTCCACGAAGCTCTAGACCAGTACTACTCCTCAAACATGGAACTGGACTTGCTTGAAGTTCACGCAAAGCTTGTTGAAGATGACCTCAAGAAGTTGGTTGATGAGTATCGCGATACTACTGACCTTGAGGCTGAGGCTGAACTTGGTCGCATCATGTTGGAGGGCTACCTTCAGTGGATGGACGAAGAGGGTATTGATGCAGACCTTGAAATGATTTCTACTGAAGAAATTATCGAGATGCCTCTACTCAATGGAGAAGTTATTCTTCAGGGAAAGCTAGACATGCGTGTCCGTCGTAAGACTGACGGTGTCCGTATGTTCCGTGACTTCAAAACTGTAGGTGGCTCGTTCGCTGACTTCGCTAATCAGGCGCAGATGAACGAACAGATTCTTACCTACATGATGTTGGAACACGCCCAAAATAAAGAACCAGGCGAACGCTCTGAGGGTGGTATCTTTACCATGCTCAAGAAAGTAAAGCGTACTGCAAATGCACGCCCACCGTTCTACGAACAGATTGAAGTACGACACAACATCTTTACGATGCGTGCTTTCTGGCAACGTATTCACGGAGCCATCACTGACCTGATGAACGTCAAGAAGTCTCTTGATGCAGGCTCAGACCCAAACTTCGTGGCTTACCCAAGCCCGAACAAAGACTGCAAATGGAAGTGTCAGTTCTACAGCATCTGTCCAATGATTGATGACGGTAGCGCAGCTGAGGCAGCCATCGAGCAGATGTATGAGGTCGCCGACCCATACGGTTACTACAACAGCACCACCGACAAGAAAGGTACAGAGTAAGCATGTCAGATGTACAGCGTTCTCTAACCATGATGGTCTATGGCGAATCAAAGGTAGGTAAATCTACCTTTGCAGTCACAGCACCATATCCTCGTCTGATGCTCGACGTGGAGGGCGGTCACCGCTTCCTTCCAATCAACGTCAAGTATTGGGACCCAATGCGTGAGGAGCCGCCTCAGGCGGACGGCACTTGGGACACCGTAGTTGTGCAGGTTCGCGACTACGACGTCGTTCTGAAGGCATTCCAGTGGCTTCAGAGTGGCAAGCACCAGTTCAAGTCACTTATCATTGACTCCATCTCGGAGCTTCAGGTTAAGTGCATGGACAACATCGCTGGTACCGAGCAGATGAAGATGCAGCAGTGGGGCGAACTTCTTCGCCACATGGGTGCGCTTCTGCGTGACCTACGCGACCTAACGATGCACCCAACTCAGCCTCTTGAGGCAGTTGTGCTCACCGCTATGGCTAAGCGTGGTCAGGATGACCTCATGCACCCTTATCTACAGGGTCAGCTTGCAGTTCAGGCTCCGTACTTCTATGATGTACTTGGATACATTTCTAACGAGATGATTCCAAACCCAGACCCAACTCAACTGCCTTACCGTGCACGTCGTATGTATGTGGAGCGTACCGACAAGGTAGAAGCAGGCGAGCGTGTTCAAGGTCGACTAGGGTCGATTGTTGAGCAGGAAAATCTTGGTGTAGAGCGTATGCTAGACATCATCTTCGGTGCAGAAGCCGAAACCGAAAAGAAGACTGCATAAGCAGTCGCTATCAAGTAAGGAATATAGAGAACTATGAGTTCACTTAACTGGGCCGATTTGGTCAAAGATGCTGGCGAATCCGCCAGTGGAAACTACGAGCCTCTACCAGACGGTGATTACGACCTAAAGGTAATCGAGGCTACCGCTACCACTTCCACAAGTGGTAAGACCATGTTCAAGGTCAAGGCTGAGGTCTTGTCTGGAGCACACGCAAAGCGTCTCGTCTGGGATAACTTGGTTATCTCACCTGAGAACAGCACCGCACTGGGTATCTTCTTCTCGAAGATGGCTGCCCTTGGTCTCCCTCGTGAGTTCTTCACGAACAACAACCCAACCAATGCACAGATTGAAGCGCAGATTAACGGCAAGGCTTTCCGTGCAACCCTGGGTACCCGCACCTACAACGGCGCTAAGAGCAACGAAATCAAGAAGTACCACGTTGTTACTAACCCTTCTGTAGCGGCTCCTGCGACCCCATACGCAGGTCCTTCGGTAGCAACAACTCCTGCTGCTCCTCCTGCCCCGCCAGCTCCTCCTGCCCCGCCAGCGCCTCCTATGGCTCCTGTGTCGGGTGCTGAAGACGCTCCGTTCTAGCAGGTAGCCACCACGTTGGGGGGACATCTCTAGGAAACTAGGGTGTCCCCCTTCAACATGAGAAAGAAAGACGAATGTCAAAAATTTTACTTACAGGAATGTCCGCACCTCAGACATCTCCTAATGCAAATAAGAGGTCCCTAGAATTCGCTGGTGTATTGAACCAGGTTCTGCTTGAACTGGGACATGAGGTAACTTGGGGTGACCCATCTATCTACGCTTCTGCTCAGGACTTTACTGAGTTTGATACTGTCCTGGTTGGACTTGCTCCTATTACTAGCCTTGGTGCTAATAGAGCCTACGGAGCTTTGGCTACCATTGACGCCCTCTGGGGAACAGACAAGCTGCGGTTATTCATTGATTCAGCTTCGGTCTCTCAGATTGAGGTCGCCCTTAAGTCAGTAACCACTAGCCCAGATAATCTAGTCAAAGATTTTTTCTCGTATAGAAAAGGCTTCGTAGATGTAAAGAGCAGTGATGAGGTCCGTGGTCGTATCTTCTCTGCAATTAAAAAGTTACTCAACGATACTTGGCCTCTCACAGTCTATCCAGAACTTCCTTGGGGAGATGTCGACTCTGTAATCAAGAACCTACCTACGGGTGCCGAGACGGCTGTCTCTGGTATAAATCTAGACTCGTTCCTACTTAAAGATGTTACCCCTGGAAACGAGAAAGCTGACAAGTGGGTGTATGACATCCCCTCTCCTCACTGGACTAAGAAAGTCGCATCTACCTTAAACCTTCCTACGTCTCCGATGAAGCACAACAAAGGCGCAACTGATTCAGATGTTGAGTATCAGATGGCTCGCTCTATTGGAGTTCTTATCTCTTCTGATAAGAGGCAGGGAACGTGGTGGACTTACCGATATGTTCAGGCATTGAACTCTCAGGCCCCTATCGCAACTGAATGGAAAGAGAGTCGAAAGATTGGTGCAGAGTGGGCAACTCTCGCTGCAACAATCGAGGACTACCCTCAGCGGATTCGTGACACCTTAGCAATTGCTCAGCGTGACACCTATGTAGCAAATATCCCTAGTAAAATTGAAGCAGGTAAAACTCTTCAAGATTTACTAAACATCAAGTAAGGAAAACAATGCAAGTTAATTATGAATGGGTGAAGGAACAGTTCACCGAAGCAAAGGTCCGAGTTGGTGTAGGTAAGGCTGTTCTCAAAATGCTTGAGACCTGGGAAACACTAGACCTGACACCAGAGCAGGCTCGCATGGTCCTGGAGCTTCTACAAGACCTTGGCATGGGGCACTCACTAGTGCTTGTTGCTAAAGATGAGGTCTGGGTGGATGCTAAGCGTGGTCAGCTGGTAATTGGTGACCAGGTGCGAGTTATGCATGATGCCTTTGACGGCGAACTTGGTGCTATCCACAATGGACGTCGAGGAACTATCACTGCGATTCGTTCTGGGGATATCATCGTAAACTCTAATGACGGTAAGCGTCCATCGATTGATGGCGTACACTATCAGCCTGAGAAGCTTCAGAAGAGGATTCGCTAATGACTAAAACATCATTTGAGCTTGAGCTGAAGGCTGAAACATTGGTTGGTGCTCAGGCGTTAGCAGAGGAGCAGATTGCTGCTTTTCTAGGGGCTACAGTTGAGGATGTAACTAAATCCCTTGACATGGAGTTTCGTGTAAAAACTGATGAGGACAGCGGAAAACTTAAAGTTGTGGTGTTCGCTAATTTGAAACGTAACAGTGTTTTGAACATCGGAACTTTATAAGTTTTATAAAAGATTTTTAGTCTAATCAGTGTATAATTACATTAGATAATATGGCTAAGGATTCGAGAATAGGCGAAACGCTCTGGAGTGAGTGGTCTGGTACAGGCTACGAACCAGTGAGCGGTTCGCCTATTGTCTTTTATACGGAAGACCATATTGACCTAGAGCCTGAACTAATTCGTCGGGCTTTAGCTTCTGCACTTCAGCGGGATGGCACTGTCACAACTTTGGGTGAGGGCTTCCGAGCAGCTGAGAGTGGAACCATAGTTTCTGGTTTTGCTGGGTTTGTAGATGAAGAAGACGAGATGACTGTTTGCGATGCAAATGGTGAAACTTTTTACGGAGACTCCGTTAAAACTTTATTTAATATAACTTGGGTGGAAATTCATGTGGGAACCTACTAACTTCGATTGGCAAAAAGATGCCGAATGTGCTAAAAAAGAATATGAAGAATTTGCTGACTTCTTTTTCTCTGAGGACCCTCAGGAAAAATATGCTGCAAAGAATCTTTGCTTTCAGTGTCCAGTACGCAAGGACTGCGTAAAGTGGGCATTGGAGTCTAAAACAATCTGGGGCGTATTTGGTGGACGCGATGAGAATGAAATACGTCGCACGCTGTCAGTAAATGCTGATGGCGACGAAATACGTCGAGACCGATACCCTCAATGTCCGTATTGCTCTGCTCGTACTAGTCGGCTAGAGACGCACATTGTGGATAATCCTGACGGTGGTCGTTGGACTACAATGCGCTTAGTAACTTGCTTAGATTGCAGTTTTACATGGCGTAGTCGCACTAGTGCTAACGCTATAAATGCCTACCACGCTAATCGCGAGGAGAAGGCTGTGAAAAAACTCTCTAAGAAGAAGAGTTAGTAGCTGCTAGATAGAACTTCATGTTCTCTTTAAGACGCTCATTGTCTGGTTGCAGCGATAGGGCATGACGTCCATTCACTAGAGCCTCGTCGTACTTGCCTAGGTAGTAGGCTGACAATGCCAGTAGGTCGTAGGGCATTTCATACCAAGCAAAGTCTTCGCACAGGTAGTCCAACGGCTTCTCCGTGATATCTAGAGCCTTTTTAGCGAGGTCATATGACTCCTGCCAACGTGATTCTTTTCGGTACCATTCCGAGAGTTCTACTTTTGCTTCTCGTCTGACTGGGTCCTCAGATACAGCCATTTTCAGCCACTTCTCTGCTTCCTGAGGCTCGCACTTTGCAAGATAACGATAAGATGCAGCGCGTTCTGCACGCCAAGTTGCTTTTGGCAAGGTTAGGTGTCGCTTAAACTCAGCAGATGCTTCGTCATACATCCTATTGAAGTAGAGTTCTCGTGCATAGTAGAAGGCATTTCGGTCATCATATGGGTCCTCATCCACTGCCATCTTTAGCATAGGGAAATATTGCCCGCGAGACTTGCTGTGGTCTGGGTGGTGCTCGATATTTAGGCCCACCCAACCCTGGGTCTCTGCGGCCTCGCCGTAGGTCCCGACTACCTCGTGAACTGGGTGCTTCCATCGATACCCATGCCTGGCATGAATCTTATCTCCACCATACTGGAGACCTGGAGTTCCATCCTCT